AAAACAACCACCTCAGACTCTCTCTGTTCAATCTTTGTATATAAGAATAGCGTTGAGGTTACCCGTGAAACTCCTAATGGCTTAGAACGCTTTGTTGAAGGTGATAAAATTGTAGCTGCTTGGTGTGGTAGATATGATGATATTAATAAAACACATGAACAATTAGAATTAATCATTGAATGGTATAATGCATGGACTCTTATTGAGAATAACATTTCATTATTTATACAACATATGATTGCAAAAAGAAAACAAAAATATCTTGTACCAAAACAGCAAGTTCTTTTTCTAAAAGATCTTGGCTCAAACAAAACTGTATATCAAGAATATGGTTGGAAGAATACAGGAACATTATTTAAACAACACCTCATCTCTTACGCAATTGAATTCTTAAGAGAAGAAATAGATGAAGAAACAGATCAAGATGGTAATATTTTAAATACAACATTAGGTATAGAAAGGATACCTGATCAAATGTTACTTAAAGAAATGTTAGCGTACCATCCGGGATTAAACGTGGATAGGCTTGTTGCTTTTTCCGCTTTAATTGCTTTTGTAAGAATACAGCAATCAAACCGGGGTTATTTAAAAAGAACTGAATCAGATAATAACTTGGATAATTCAAAAAATTTCCATAAATTAAAGTATAGTCCGTTTAGCAATATAGGAAGGACTAAAACTGTAACTGGTGGTCAAACTATGAAAAGATCAGCATATAAAAATTTTAGATAGATATGAAGGTATTTAATGCAATGCAATTAAAAAATGGGGCTAAAGCTGAAAACGGCTATAGTGGTAGTGCTAGTTTGACACAACCCATACAGTTTATTCCTGCAAAACAAAAAGATGAAAACTGGGCCGCTTGGAATTTAGACTGGCTTGAACTTCAAGGAATGAACTTCCTTAAACAAAACTCTAGAAAGCTTTTAAAAAATTATAAGCTTGCAAAAGGTATTATAGACAAAACAGATTATATAATTGAAGAAGATAATGATTATAAAGATTTAGTTGATGTTCTTACTAAAGAAGATCAATCAGCTTTAGAACTTAAATTTTATCCAATTATTCCTAATGTGGTAAATGTACTTTCAGGGGAATTTTCTAAAAGATATTCTAAAGTTCAATTTAGAGCTGTAGATGATAAATCTTATAATGAAATGCTTGAGCAAAAAAGAGCTCAAGTAGAAGAAAACTTATTAGCAGATGCATCTAATAAGATTATAATGCAGATGTTAGAAATGGGTGCCAATATGGAAGACCCTGAAATACAACAAAGACTTGCTCCTGAAAATATTAAAACTCTTCCTGAAATCCAAGATTTCTTTTCTAAAGATTATAGATCAATGGTTGAAGAATGGGCATCTCATCAATTAAATGTTGATGAAGAAAGATTTAAAATGCAAGAGCTTGAGGAGCGCGCGTTCCGTGACATGCTTATTACAGACAGAGAGTTCTGGCATTTTAGAATGTTAGAAGATGATTATGATTTAGAATTATGGAATCCTGTTTTAACTTTCTACCATAAATCACCAGATACTAGATATATATCAGAATCTAATTATGCCGGTAAACTTGACTTAATGACTGTAGCTGATGTTATAGATAAGTATGGATATTTAATGAATGAAAAACAATTAAGTTCATTGCAGCAAATACATCCTTCTACGTCAGCTAGATATCAAGTAAGTGGTTACCAAAATGACGGTGCTTATTATGATGCATCAAAATCACATTCATGGAATACAAGTTCACCAAGTTTAGCTTATAGACAATTCATGAGTAATAACTCAAATGGTGGTGTTTATGGTGATGATGTTATTAATCAAATTTTAAATGAAGGGGAAGACTTACCAATGTGGGGTCAATCTTCTTTAATGCGCGTTGGAACTATATATTGGAAAACTCAACGTAAAGTTGGACACCTTACTAAAATTACAGAAGAAGGAGAAGTTATCCAAGATATTATTGATGAATCATTTAAGGTTACTGAAAAACCATTATATGATGATTCAATATTTAAAAATAAAACAAAAGAAAATCTTATTCAAGGTGAACACATTGATTGGATATGGATTAATGAAGTTTGGGGTGGTGTAAAAATTGGACCAAACTTACCATTAAACTGGAGATCAGATGTAGGTAATAACGTTAATCCTATTTACTTAGGTATAAATAGAACTAAACCAGGAAGAATACCGTTTCAATTTAAAGGAGATCAATCATTGTATGGTTGTAAATTACCTATTGAAGGACGTGTATTCTCAGACCGTAATACAAGATCAACATCTTTAGTTGATTTAATGAAAGCTTACCAGATTGGATACAACATGGTAAATAATCAAATTGCTGATATACTTGTTGATGAATTAGGTACAATCATTATGTTTGATCAAAATTCTTTACCTAGACACTCAATGGGAGAGGATTGGGGTAAAGGAAATTATGCTAAAGCTTTTGTAGCAATGAAAGATTTCCAGATGTTGCCGTTAGATACTTCTATCACAAACACTGAAAATGCTACTAACTTTAATCATTACCAAACTCTAAACATGGAGCAGACTAATAGATTAATGTCTAGAATACAATTAGCTAATTATTTTAAACAACAGGCTTTTGATGCCATTGGTATTAATCCGCAAAGATTAGGTGCACCAATAGGACAAGAAACAGCAACCGGTATTACACAAGCTTTAAATCAATCATATGCTCAAACTGAAATCTACTTTACACAGCATGCTGATCATTTAATGCCGCGTATTCATCAAATGCGTACAGATCTTGCACAATACTACCATAGCACTAATCCTAGTGTTAGATTGTCTTACACAAGCTCTGCAGATGAAAAAGTAAACTTTGTAATTAATGGTACTGATTTACTATTAAGAGACTTTAATGTATTTGCTACAACTAAAACAAATCATAGACAAACATTAGAGCAATTAAAACAATTAGCTATGCAGAATAATACTTCTGGTGCTAGTATTTATGATCTTGGTAATATAATTAAAGCTGACTCTATTGCTGAAGTAACTGATATTCTTAAAGATGCTGAGACTAAACAAGCTCAATTAAAAGAACAAGAATTACAGCAACAACGTGAAATGCAAGAAAATGAACTTAAAGCTAGAGCAGAAGAAGCACAAATGAAACTTCAAGTTCAATTAGAGGAAAGTGAAAAAGAACGTCAGAAAGATATACAAGTAGCTGAGATTAGAGCTGCCGGTTATGGATCTACAGTTGATATCAATGAAAATAAAATAAATGATTATCAAGATGCAATGAAAGATATCAGACGTGCTAATGAAAGGACAGAAGACTTTAACTTTAAAAGAGAACAAGCTACTGTAAAGAATAGCATGGAAAACTCTAAGCTTCAGATTGAAAGAGAAAGGTTAAATACTCAGAAAGAAATAGCTAATAAAAACCTAGAAATTGCTAGAGAAAATAAAAATAAGTATGACGTTAAAGGCAAAAAAAATGAAAAGAAATAATTAATTAAAATGTATAAAATTAAGGATAGCTATATACTGCAAAAAAATATATTTTTTAGATGCATTCTATAAGTTTATTCAGAAAATTAGTTTTATATTGTATGTATAACAATTAGTAATTATATAAACCAATAATATAATGGCAACAGAAAACCAAACAAACGTGAGTCAGGTTGAGATTGATTTAGATGAAATGTTTAATCCGGGTGTAGGTGCAGGAAGTGTAACCTTACCGGAAGAAAAACAAACAAAATCAATATTTAGCTCACAAAAAGAAAAAGCAGATTTTTCATTTGCTGAACCGGGAGCATCTGATGATTCAGATGATGAAGAAGAAGAAAATGAAGATGATGACAAAAAAGCTGAAACAAAGGTTGACGCTAAAAAAGCTGGTAAAGAGCTTCTTGATGGTCTATTAGATGATGAAGAAGAATTTGAAGAAGAAGATAAAACAGAAAAAAGAGGAAGAAAACCTATTTCTGGAATAAGTGATGTGTTTAGCAAACTTATTAAAGAAGACAAGATTGTTCCTTTTGATGATGAAAAATCTTTGGAAGAATATACAGCAAAAGATTGGGAGGAACTTATTGAAGCTAACTTAGAAGAAAGAGCTCAACAAGTTAGAAGAGAAACTCCTAAACAGTTCTTTGAAAGTTTACCTCAAGAACTTCAAATAGCAGCAAGATATGTTGCAGATGGAGGGACAGATCTAAAGGGATTATTTTCAACACTTGCACAAAGTGAAGAAAAGAAAAGCTTAGATGTAACTAAAGAGTCACATCAAGAAACAATCATTAGAGATTACCTTCAAGCTACAGGATATGGAAATGCTGAAGAGATTGAGGAAGAGATTGAGATTTGGAAAGACTTAGGAAAGCTTGAACAACAAGCTATGAAATTTAAACCTAAGTTGGACAAAATGCAAGAGAAAGTTATTGCTAAAAAACTTGAAGAACAAGAAATGAGAAAGCAACAACAAGAACAAGCATCTCATCAGTATATGGAAAACGTATATAACACATTAAAGGAAGGAGCATTAGGTGATGTAAAACTTGATAAAAAAACACAATCAATGTTATACAACGGATTAGTTCAACCAAACTATCCTTCTGTAAGTGGAAGAAATACAAACTTGTTAGGTCACCTGTTGGAAAAATACCAATTTGTAGAACCAAACTATACTTTGATCTCAGAAGCACTATGGTTGCTTTCTGATCCGGAAGGATACAAATCAAAGATTATGGATAAAGGAGCTCAAAAAAGTGTTGAGAATACAGTAAGGAAACTTAAGACTGAACAAGCTAATTCTGGAGGATCATCACTTGGTGTACAGGAAAGAGAAGAAAAAACTCAACGTCCTACATCAGGCAAGAAAATCCAAAGAAACAACAATATTTTTAAAAGATTTTAGTAAACAATTATATTAACAATTAACACAAACAATTAACAATTATGGCAACTCCTGTATTAAACAATGGAATTTTCCTTAGAGACACAGCTTACAAAGCAAGTTCTCACGTTGATTCTTATCACCTTACCCAAATGCTTGGTTCTGCTGAGCCTATGGATATGGGACCAGTTGATTTGTGGGCAATGACTCAAAAAGTTGAAATGCCCCTTTATCAAATGGCTTCTTTTGGTGGAAAGAACACAATCATGGTAGATAACGCTCGTGGTGAGTACAAATGGCAAACACCAATTGCGCAAGATTTACCTTTCGTAGTAGCAGACATTGAGCCTGCAAACAGTGAAAAAGGTATTGATGGAACTACGTTCAAAATCAAGCTTTCTAAAAGAGCTTTTGGACACGGTGATATTATTACTTATGACAAGTACAATGGTTTAGAACTTTACATCACAGCTGATGATATCATCCCTGCTGGTGACGGTTTTATCTACACTGTACAGTTAGTAAACAACAACAGTGCTTCTGTATTAGATAGCGCTTATTTAACCTCTGGAACTAAATTCTTTAGAAAAGGTTCTGCACGCGGTGAGTATGGAGAAA